TTTTTTGCTTCTAAAAATAATTCAGTAAATCTCGTATCTATAAAAAATTGACCTACAAACGTAATTCCAAAATCCGATTGCATAGCCTCAAACAATTTATAGACTTTAACGGCAGGAAATAACTCATTATAAGCTATTGCACTTGCGTTAACTGTTATGTCCTCAGAACCGCCATCTGCGTATGTCCAAAGTCTGCTATTTGCTATTAATGGAAATCTAACATCGTAATTAGTTCCTGTATCCGTGATTCTATCTAAAACATTCGCTGCTGTATATTCGAACCCTAAAGAAGCTAAATCTAGTTGATTAATCCTTGTTTCACCAAAGATGTTTTTTAAGTTTGTTAATGCTCCAAAAAAGCTAATCGAATAACTATCAGCTAATCCATTTTTTACATTCGCCTTTTCCAAAGTAATAACACCCCTTCTAAATGGAATAAAATCTATTTCAATATATGCAGGTCTTTTTAAATTGTAGTCTATTGTAGCGTCTACATCATTTTGGTAAAAGTGTTCGAAGATTCTATTATTGACATTACTAGCAGGAACAGTGAAACTTTGGCTGAAATCAGTAAATGTTTTAGAAATATCGCTTAGGTTTTGAACGTTTAAAGTAACGTTTATTTTCTCATCGTCAAATAATTCAAGTCGTTCGTATTTTAACTCTCTACATTCTTCTGTAATCAAATATTCAAGTTCTGCACTTTCTCCGAAAACTTCCCAATCTTGTAAAAATGGGTAGTAAACATCGCTTGAAGAAAAATATGTATAAGTAACTCCGCCTATTGTAATTTCTATTATCCATTGAGTGCCATCCCAATAAATATAAATTGACGGAGTAAACACCGAACTTTCAGTTATTAAATAATCGCCATCCTCCGTTGTTATGTAGTCTCCATCTTCCGTTACAATGTAATCGCCTTCCGTTAAACCTGTATTAAATGCATACTCGGGTCTATCGTTAAAAAAATCAATTCTTGGAACATCAATAGTTTGCGACTGCCCGTTAAGTGTAAACGTAACTCTAATGCAATCTAAATCAGTTACATCTCTACCAACGTATATTTGTACTGTTCTCATCTAGCTAATTGAATTAATAACATCGTAAGACATTTCAAACTCTATTTGGTAGTTTATGTTTTTCGTGTTTATGGATTTAAATTTCTCAACCGATTTAGTTCGTAGCATAGCGGGTAAACCATTTATTCTTACAACTTCGCTTAATAACATTTCTTGGATCGTATCTTTGAAACTTTCTTCAACCCATCCAGTATTTAACTTAACTACTTTTTTTCCGTTAGTATTGAATGTTTTGTATTGACCTTGTTGTGTGTTATAGTCAGGAAAAGGAACGGGGTTTAATTTAAACTTCGTGTTTTCCATTTCTAGAGTTTCAGTAGAAGCCTTGTAAAATGTTTCTCGTTGCCAAGCTCCGTGTTTATTTATAAAGTCTACTCCAAATGCTTCGTATTTACATTCGCATTGTGGTTGAAAATAAGCCGTGTAAGTTGTTGACGTAATTGGTCCAAATACAAATTTAATTTCTAACTTATTTCCTTCTGCGTAAAAGTCAGGATGAACTCGCCAAATATTAACTAAGTTTTCTTCAGTTATATCTACTTCAATAGGAGAACCTGCGCCCGTAAGTGACGTGTAAACTACATAAACACGACTTGCTAAAGCAGGATAGAAATTAGTTCCCAAAATGGTAATAGTTCCTGCGTTTAGTTCTTCAGAATCTTCTCCGTCACATAAATAAGTAAATACATTTGCATTCCTTAACGTCAATAATGCGTAACTTAAATCAGGATTAAACTTTTCTTCGTAATATCCATAACCATCAACTGCAAATGTTTCCACAGTATCTAAAAGCGTTTCTACTCCGTCTAAAGTATAGTAAGTTTTAAAAGTAACATTGCAATAAGCATATTGATTTAAAGCAACGTTATTCGTAGCAGCATAAGGTGTTGAATATATAAAGTTAAAATACTCACGAATAAACGGAGACAAGTTGTAAAATGTAGCATTATTATTTATGCTCGGAACTTTTTTACTTAGTGAATAAGAAGGTGCTGCGGGTGCTGCTCCAGTACCATTCCAAATAAATAATTCTATCCTTGTACTTTCTTGTGGTGTTTCGTTTATCTCTACAATATATGGGCTTCGTGCTAATATCATTTCTTAAAGTTTTGTTTCATTATGCTATCAAATAAATCTACTACATCAAATCCGTAGCTTTCAATCATCTCGTCAGGAAACTTCTTAAAAGCTGCTTCAAATGGTTTGGTAAAAAATAAACTCGGTTCAATTCCACTCATAAAAATACTTCTTGCAATTACAAACTTTAAACCTGCTCTACTAATAAATTTTCCTTGTGAATTACGTGGTGCTATTCCTTTTCTAATAATCCATTTATCTAAACTTCTTGTTAGTTTACCTTTTGGACCTGAACCGCTACCAAATTTAAATTGACTATTAGGAGCTTTCTGTACACCCTTCCATTTAGAGCCATTAGGTAAAGCGTTTGGGTTTGCTCCTTTAACTCCTTTGTCTTGAAAAAACCCGTATTCTTCCATATCAAAGTAAATACCTATTGAATTAGGAAATTGCTTAGCTTCGCCTGAAATAGAATTATATAACTTCTTAGAAGCGTTTTTTCCGCTAGATGTTAGATTGCGTTTAGCTTGACTAACAACGTGTTTAATAAACTTATCTAAGGTCTCCTGATAGTTAGTCATTACAAATAGTCATTTCGTTAGCCACCAAATAATCAAATGTCATTGTCCAACCTGCTAAGTTATTTTCAAACCTTTCAATAAATGGTTCTAAGTTTGGGTTTCCGTCTATTATACCTTCGTTAGTAAAATAGTCTCCTCGTCTTAATTTATCGTAAAGTCGGTTTAACATTGTTATCTGAGTATTTAAAACGTCCTGTTCGTTATCGTTGCCTATGAAAATATCCGTTGTTTCGTCTTTTGATATATCCACTACGTCCATTCCGATAATAGAAATATTATACCTAATAACATTACTTTCAAACGTTGCAGTATTTACAATGATATGAGCCAACGGAAATATAGTTTGCTTAGCTAAATCCACTCGGAAAATGTCACCTTGTGTAACAGTATTCACTAACTCCGTGTTTTCTAACTCCGTCTTTATGATATTCAATAAATTGTAGTAACTCATATTCCTTTTTTAATTTGTCTATTTAACTCGCGCTGCTCAATTTCGTTTTTTTGCTTTTCGAAAGTAAGGAAGGTAAGTGCTTTTGTAAGTCGAAACTTGGTGACATCGTCAAATTTTGTGAGGTCTCCTTTAGCGACTGCATAAATTGATTGATACCAACCCCATTGTTTTGAGAATTGAACTCTCTCACTAAATTCGTTTTCGCCGTCTCGCTCGTCATTATCTCCGTCTCCAAAAAGTGCAGGGTAGCCTTTAGTAATTCGGTTTCTAAAGTCCAAAAAAAAACCTTTGCTGCTAAAGCAATATCTAACGGAGCGAACTCCATTACTTCAGCGTAATTTGCACTGGAAATATATTCTTCTATTTTGTACTTGTCACCGCTTTGTTTTACTATTGGTCTATACATTACAGCCATAGCTTTATGAAAGTTCTTTAAATCGCTTATATTAGCTTCTAAGTCTATGTATTCTCCCCAACTAATCTCTTCTAAGTTTGGAATAAAACCAAATTCAACACCACCTAACTTAAACCTTGTTTTAAATTCAGGCTTCTGCTGAAACATTGTAGAAAAGTGAACGCTTAGTGCTTCGATTTCTTTGAATGGAATCTTAACGACTTCTTTTAATTCAATACCACAAAAACATTCTATCATCTTTTCGGCTAAAAAAACTTCGTCATTCGTCTTTTCGGCTATCCCTAAAAACTTCTGATAGTGATTTAATGGAATCTCACTTAACTTAGTTGGTATAACTAACTCTAACTTCATATTATATATTAAACGATTATTTACTTTTATTGTAGTCCATAGCTACATAATACGCTTCCATTAACATTTTCAAGTGTCGGTGCATATTCATAGGGTCGTTAAATACTATTTTAACTTTCTTACCTTTCTTTTCATAGATGAATTGCTCAACTATGTGTATCATCACCGCTGTGTTATCTGTCATTAACGTATATTATATGTGCCGTAATTGCGCTTTAAACCTAAAGTTTCCATTTCGTGATAACGTAAAGCGTCTATAGCGTGGTTGTTTATGTCTATTGGTTTGTTTAATCTAGTTCCTGATTTATCCGTGTCCCAACAATAAGCACGTAGTTCTTTGATTAGATTCGTGCTGTTTGCTGTCACCAAATACTCCTGCTGCTGCATTACATCTATTCCGTAGTTAATTGAGTCTTTGCCCTTAGTAACTCCCTTAATCGTTATCCCGTAGCGTCTTATCTCATCTATAGACTTAGGTTCAGAACTATCCGCATATATTGTTACGTGTTTTGGTAAGATGTTTGCTATGTCGCTATTTAACATTCCTGTCCGGTAAACAAGTTCGTTTACTATT